GATGGGAACGTTAAGGCTTAACTATGTAATCCTTCACAAAGTAAAAAACGACGGCCGCCACCACACCAGTGGAGGCGAGACCAACCATACTTCTACCCCCCTGTTCGTTAAGGAACTTGGGGATAGAGGTCGCCAACTTATCTTGGACTGGTTTGCTAATAGCGAGGGCGGTGCACGCCGCGACGATGGCGGCGGTCATTTGATCATCAGTGAGGTTGAGGGGATTCTTGCTTTCAACCTTGGTCTCCGCTGGTGGAGCATAACTTCCCTGGGGTTGGGGAGCAGTCATTTGGGGCATCATACCCTGCATTTTTGGCTCGTCCGTCATCATAGGGGGCTCCATCATAATATCATTAATTGGTGTAGAATCCATGGTCTCTTTATTTCCCTGAATATTATTTTCAGGGTGATTATTCACAAATGATGTAGTTGGATTGGTGTTGATTGGAACCATACCATCACCGTTGTCTGATAAATTCAATGTATTCACTTGGGGGGAAGCCATTTATTATATGGTACGGTTTTTGAAGAAAGTAAGAAACGCAATTATTTCCTTTTCGTAATTGTTAGGGCCGTTTTTTTGGTGGCCTTCTTGGCATCTTCCTCCTTCTGTTCAAGGTGCCGGGGGTTATACATCTTCTTATGGAGTCTCCACAATTCTGGTCCCCCAACCCTGAAGTTCTTCCTGAGTGTTGCCTTGTACCAGAATACACAATCTTGAATCTTGTTAGACTTTACTGTATTGTCTAACACGAGGCATTCGTAGTTTTCTGTACATGCGTCCATAACCTTACAGAACATATCGAAGGAGGGGAAGATACCAAAGAAGGACTTGTACAACTTTTCTCTATTTTGAATAATGTTTTCCCTGAGTATAAAGACATAGTCGACATTGGCGCGAAGTGCTGGTGGAAGGTCCATCACGTATTGCATAGTCAACATGAAGAATATCTTCCAGTGACGTCCATTCATGAAGCACTGGCGGATACAGGTATCTTTTAGAAATTTAGAGTCGTACATACAGTCATCTAGAAGCATGAAGGCTCCACAGTTTTGTTTACCAGCACCCACCAATTTTCTCTGCCTGGCCATGACCCTCTCTATAGCATCTCTATCATAATCACCATAGACGAAGAGATCTGGAATGAATTCAGAATAAAAGTGATTACCTTCCTCTGTCCCCGAAAGGACAATCCCCGCTGGAAGATGTTTTTTATGGTACATGATGTCTTTTACTAAAGTTGATTTACCCGTATTTCGCTTACCTATGAACACACAAACCCTGTCATCTGTGATCGTTTCAGGTTTGAATTTCCTCAACTGAAGGTTCATTCTAATGTAGTGTCTCGTTTTATTTCACAAAATTTTACTCATATAGAATAGGAATGGCTGGTCGTTTAAGACTTGCTGCCACTGGTATTCAGGACCGTTGGTTGACTGGTGAACCACAGTTTTCATATTTCCTAATGAATTTCAAGAGGCACACTAAATTTTCCATAGATTATATAGAAAGCCAATTCGATGGTGATATTCAATTTGGTCGAACGGTAGAATGTACACTTCCAGGGGATACCGGGGATCTCATAAAAAATATGACCCTAAAAGTGACACTCGAAGATCCCCAACCCGATGCACCGTCCATCAATTCATCCGTGTGGTGCCCAGGGGTTATATCCCACCTGGTGGAGTATGCTGAGCTTCTCATAGGTGGCCAGGTTATCGAGAAGATAACTGGTGAATACATTAGTATGCATCAACAACTCCACAATACCGATGACGATGTGAACCAAACGTTGTACTTTTTAAACGGTCATCTTAGACAGTTACCCTATACACAGACATACACATATTTCATGGACATTCCCTTCTATTTCTATAGAAATCCCACCCTCGCGATCCCGATATGCGCCCTGACAAAACAACGGGTGTCGGTCAGAATTAAAATTAGGCGTTTACAGGAGCTTGTTTTTGGTGGTGAAACGACATTTAACCAGTACTTTAACCCTGGTGGTCTAGATGACGGTGATGACGCTCTTGGTGATGGTTTGGAAGATAGGTATGAAAGAGATATTTCTGGGGTAATCAAGCAATTTTCGTTGGACACAGACGTGGTATATTTAA